TTATATCTGTCTTGATGCGTTTTATCACGCGATCCCGGGGCTGGATCTGATACTGACGGATACGGGGTTCGGTATTGTCAATAACCAGAATATATCTCCGGCATCACGTGATCGGGTTGAATCGTTGCGCGTGCAGATACAGCGTGAGGCGGATTATGCGCTGGACTGTATTATTGAGGGCATGACTGGTGATGACGCTTGGTCTTCCTCAGTTTGTGCCCGGTTGGTGATCAGTTCCCTTTACTATACCGGTGCCCATGTGCGTGATTTTGCAGGCCGACCGGCAGCCATCCGTACTGATCTGCTCGAACTTCGTCCGCAAATCAGCGAGGCAGAAGAATATATCCGGCGCGAGATATCCGCAGTTTTATTTGATCATTTGCTTGAACAAATCCGGTATAAGTCACTGGCTGAAGCCGAGATACCGTTGGTTTGTGCGCTCCGTAGGGCGATAGGTTTTTGGATCAACAAGCAGTTGCCGGCATTCCGTGTGGAACTGGCGGATGTGGTTAACCTGCTGGAGAGATGTCCGGACGATTTTCCGGCGTATAAGGATAGCGATGCGTATAAGGTAAAACATTTTGAATACTACAAAAATGAAAAAGAAGACACCTGCTACTTTTGGGGATAGGTTGATCAACTTCCATCTGCCGGATGCGTGGCACAAGCTGGAGCAATGGCAGTTGCGCTATGTGTGTTATGTCATGACCCGTTTCGATCCGGTCACGGCAAAGACATACATCTTTGTCCGGCTGCTGGGGATCACTGTATTGAGCGGACAGGAGGACGGGTGGGTTTGTTCTGTTCGCAACGGACGGAAAAAGGTCCGGTTCTTTATTCATTCGTGGCAGGTACAGTCTTTCCTGCACACGCTGGACTTTATCGAGCGTCCGGGTGACACGCCTTTCTGCTTGTGGCGGATCGGCAGGTTCCGGTCGGTGGATGCTCGGTTGCATGATGTTCCGTTTAAGGAGTATGTCAGTATTGAGAATTATTATCAAGGCTTTTTACACACGCGTGATAACGCTCTTCTGCGTTCCATGGCAATTTTGTTGTACGTGGACCGGCAAGGGCGGCATCCCCGCCGGTTCAATCCTTCAGAAGAAGAACTGCTGTCCGTGTTCTTGTGGATTGCATCGGTTAAGAATCATTTTACAAAATGTTTTCCCTATCTGTTCCGTCCTCCGGAGCGGCTGGAGGGTGGAACCCTCAATATGCTTGAGCTCGTCAATGCGGAGATCCGGGCATTGACAGGCGGGGATATCACTAAAGAGAGAGAAGTATTGCAGATGGATTGCTGGCGGGCGTTGACCGAACTGAACGAGAAGGCCCGCGAGGCACAGGAGTTACAACAGAGATATGGATGCAAATAATTTATTCGATGCGCTGTCCTATTTTAAAGGAATGTGCAAAAAAAACAAATTGGCCAAGGCGCACGCTTTTTATCCGTGTGTCTGTTCCGGCATAAACTCGCTTGAAGAGGTTCTTCAGAACCTTCGGCGCGAATCTGCTTTTTTCGCGGTAGATGATACGAATGACGGAGTGACCGAGAAGCGTTCCGGAGGATATTTTAAAAAGCGTACTTTTACCGTGTTTCTCATGATGCGGTATCGTATCAGTGATATGGTGGAACGCCAGGCGGCACTGGAGGTGTGCCGGCAACTGTTCCGCCAGGTGCACAGCAGGATGCTGGTTGACCGTGAGAATCTGGATAACGAACTGGTGTACCTGAATACGGATAATGTGTATTCACGTGAACTGGGTGAATACTTTATTTCCGGATGTACGGGTCTGTATTTTATGGTTGATGTTTCTGAACCGGTATCTCTAATTTATGACAGTGATGAGTGGGAGGAATGAGAAGCGTCCGGCGGCCACAGATGAAGACCGTAGAAAATACATCGATGCGTGGCAAGAGATGATGATAACCATTTGGCGTGAGAAAATTGTGCGCTTGCAAGTATATGATACTGCATACTTGCACAATGATATCACGGGCAATGTGGCATCGTCCACACAAGGCTTGGCTAACATTCAGCATAAATTCTTGGAGTATGGCATTTATCAGGATTGCGGTACCGGGCGTGGGTACAAGCATGGCAATGGTGGCAATCTTGAGTTTTTGGACTGGTCAAATAGAAAGGAACGGGTACGCGAGCAAAAGTCTGGCAAGGTTACAGAAGGTTGGCCGCGAACTCCCCGTGAATGGTTCTCACGAGCCTATTTTGCTTCGGTCATGGTCTTGAAAGAGCAGATGGCATATATGTATGGTGAGGAGTTCTGTGGTCTGCTCGTGGAGAAGGTTGAAGAGGCGAATCACAAGCGCAGTACCTCCATGCGCTCACATTTGTGGGGGCGTCATAAAAAGAAATAATGTCTTTTTACGGTTTTGGGCTTTGTTGTTTCTTTGGAATAAAAAAGTAAATGGCGGATATTAAAGACACATTAAAAAAACTGGCGGAGCAGATAAGAGATGAGCGTAATGCCGGAGCGAATACGGCATTGCGTGTCGGTTCTTTGTTGTTGGCCATGATTGATGCCTTGTCTGACAAAAGTGAGTTGGATGATATGTTTATTCATAAGGATAAGCCGGATTCTACTGATTATCTGCTTTCTTTGCTGGGTGGGGCGAAAATAGGTAAAAGTCTTACTTTCGGTGACTTTTTCACTGGTGTTAAAGGCGGTTATATCGGTGAGGACGCCCGTGCCGAGCTGGAGGCTTTGGTTCTGCGCAGCTCTTTGAGTGTTCCTGAACTTCGTTTCAATCGTCAGACTTATTTTGAGGGATACAATACTATAAGTCCCGGCGGAGGGCTGAAGATAAAAAGCTTTATCGCCAATAGTGACGGCAGTTATACTGTCACCCCTGATCTGGAGGATGGTGTACCGCTGGGACAGAAGCCGGACGATATCCTCCTAGGCTTCTGGCATGACAAAAACGTCACTACCGGTGACTTTATTGGTTTCAGAAAGGTACAGTACCGTATCACTTCCGCAGATTACAATGAGAAGACATTCGTGATGGTTCCTCGTCCCGGATATGAGTTCGTCCCCCATAACGAGATGCGTCTCGGACAGACGGGCAACTTCACCGACAAGGAGCGTCAGACCTATATCATCATAGACGTGCGTGATGGCAACTGCTGCATCACCCTTGTTGACAATGCCAACACCTGGGACCCGGAGCCGGCACAGATGAAGAGCTGGTTCGGCAAGAAGAAGGGCATGACCATCAACGGGATCAACTGCGACAGGTTTTCGGCGGTATTGCAGGATATCATCATGACGGGATTGATTTTTCAAATTGATGAAATTACCGGTAACACAGTCCGCGTTCCTATCGACTTCCCTAACTGGGAGCCGGGCAGGAAGTATGCGTATTATTCCCGTGTGCCCCATAACGGTTCCACATGGTTGTGCGTCAATGACAAGGGTACTACTTCCAAGCCATCCGAAAACAATCCGGACTGGCTTGTATCAGCCGCCAAAGGTGACAAGGGTGATCCGGGTCTGTCTGTAATAGGTGGCGGTCATTGGGAATCCTCTAAGACCCCATACGAGGTCAATACCATGGTCACTTTGGCGGGCTGTGTTTTTATCTCCAAGGTGAAAACATCCAATCCTCCCATCAGGATCGCAAGGTTCAAGAATGGCAGTTATCGTCGCAAAAAGGATAGCGGTTATATCCTTGCCGGGAAGTCAGCCGACTGGACCGTGCATGAAGATTGGGAGATACTGCTGGACGGTCGTGAACTTAAAGGTGAGAGCATCACCTTTCTAGGTGAGTTCGCATCCCATCCGTCCAATCCCAAGGAGGGTGACAGCTACCGAAATACGGCTGACCATTGTACTTACATATACCGGAATGGTTTGTGGATGGTCATGGTCAAAGACGGAACTGACGGTAAGGACGGCAAAGGTTACGAGTGGATCTACACCCGTACCAACATCATCGGCCTTACCCCTGACAAGCCGGAATCGAAGCAGCAGGATGATTATATACCGGAAGGCTGGACAGATGATTTTCTTGGCGTGGATGCCGACCATCAGGTGGAATGGGCGTGCAAACGTGTGAAGCGTGATGGAGTATGGAGTGAATGGAGCACTCCGGCCCCTGTGCACCGTTGGAGTAAGGACGGGGAGTCGAATGTCATGGCCGACCTTGACAATGAGATGGTGAGCGTCGCTCTTACCAGTACCGGCGTTACTACTTCCGCACAGTCATGGACTACCCATGTGTCCATGTGGTACGGTACCGAGAAACTCACCCTTGAATCTTTGACAGTCAGCACGCCTGCCGGTTTCACGGCAAGCACAAGCAAGGCCACCGGAGCGGTGGCGATATCCGTTGCTGCCGGAAAGTCGGTTCCGGAACAGAATACGGTCACCATCACACTGGCTGCAATGAAGAACGGGCAGCTCTATACCCGTGAACTGACTTTCAAGATAACTGGTGTCCGTGGCGGGGCGGACGGTTCCGATGCGGTAATTTATAGCCTTGTCACTTCGGCCACGATGGTCAGCAAGAACAAGAACGGCGGTTACAGTGTGGCTTCGGTATCCTGTCGGCGTATGAAGACAGTCGGTGCGGTCACTACGGCCACAACGGACGGGGAGTTGAAGTACAGTCGTGACGGTGCGGCCGAGGTTCCCATCGGTGATGGTGTCGGGGTGGCTTCCGGTAATTTTACCAGTAGCTTGAAGTTCGTGTTCTACGTGAACGGTCAGGCGGTTGATGTCGAGACTGTCCCGATGGTTGTGGACGGCAGTGACGGAAAGGATGGTGAGAGCATCACAGCAGCCGGTCATTGGGAATCCGCCAATACTCCGTATGCCAAGAACAGTACAGTATCGTTTGCCGGAGGATCTTACTTAAGCAAGGTTGAAACCTCCAACCCTCCTATTAAAATCGCCAAGTTCAGAAACGGCAGACTCCGCAGGAAAAGAGACGGCGGATACATCCTCGCCGGCAGATCTGCGAACCGGACGGTACATGCGGACTGGCAGGAGATGGTTGCTCCCATCGGACCGTCGGCATCCTACTGGCTGGACAGTCCTGTCAGCGTGATCAACTTCACTTCAACAGGCACGCCATCCCCGTCTGGATTCCTTGTCACTTGCAAACAGAATGTGGCAGGCAATGTAAGCACGTGCAGCACGCTTTATCTGGCAGCCCGCAAATACAACGGAAGCTGGCTGGCTCATGTAGGTGCGACACTGAACAGCCAGATATCCGTACCTGCGACAGCCGGATACACCCAGTTTGCCGTCCGGGCTTATAAATCAGCTTCCGATGCTGCTGCTTGGAATGACAATTATGTGGCCGAGAAGGGTGTGGGTGTTGCAAATGATGGTTCCATAGGAGCAACAGGAGCTACGGGTGCGTTTCCCCGTGACAGAGGTGTATTCACATCAGGACAGACTTATGTCTGGAATGCGGATTACCGGGATAAGGTCATATATCTGATAGGGGGAGTTTATTATAATTTCCTTGTAAAGAATTACGGTGCTTCCGTTACAGCTGCACCCACATCTGTCAACGGGGATTCGAACTGGGAAGCTATGCAGAAGTTTGTGAATATCGCTACCGACACCCTGTTTGCCGATGGTGCGAATGTAGCCGGATTTATGTTCAAAGACAAGGTTCTCAAATCTTTTAATGACAAAGGTGAAACTCTTCTTATCAACGGCGTAACCGGGTATTTCAAATGTAAGAATGCAGAGATTACAGGAACAATCACAGCGGATAAAGGACGTATCGGTCCGTTTTCCATAGATTCCGGCATGTTGTCCTCAAAAACTCTTTATGAGGGGACGGATTCCTATGTCGGTTTCAACCTGTCCGCCGGACAGATAGAGTTTTATAACGAAAGGACATTTGCACGTGTAAAAATCGGAGGGAACACGAAATTTGTCACAATCGAAGGGATATCGTATGATGCCGGAATTGACATACAGAGTCCGAATGCCATGATCGGGATGCACATCAAGACCCTGAGCATTCCTCTGTTCGTGGAGGGGGGTAACATTTTCCTTCATCCGAACAATGACAGTTATGTGTCCATACGTGGGCTTACGCTGAATGCAAGGGCTGTAGCGGTCAGTACAAAGCTGAATTCTAATGATGATATAATATCATTTACCAACACGTCCGATATAACTGTCACGATGCCTGATGCGTATGTTGGGAAGGTGTTGTTCATAAAGAAATACAATACGGCAAGGGTGACACTTACGGGAGGTACTTTTATGAATGCGAATGATGGAGATACAAATACTTCTTTTGTTCCTTTACAGCACAGTCACATGCTTGTATATGATGCAAGAGGCAGATGGATAGATTATTATTGCGGATAATTTAAATATAAAGTATGAGAATAAATTTTGCACAATTCCCTATTTATGATGGGATTAAAAAAGAAAAGCTTATAGCCAGTAACATCACTGAGGCCTTCGGTGACTGGATATATAAGAACGTAGCGGGCTTGAAGGCGCATCTCCTTGCTGAGAAGATATTCAAATCTACTGCTGAAGGTGTCGAGATTGACGAAGAAGAGGTGGATATCATAAGACGCTCCACCTCCATGCTGCCCGGTCTGCTGGCTGATTCTTTGAATGATTATTTAGATAAAAAGGAGGAACAACATGAAAAAGGTATATTGTAACAACCTTCTGGCAAAGGTGCTACTTGCGTTCAGTTCTTGCCATACGATAACAATCGGTCCGTTTGTTTTAAGCAAGCGACCGGAAGAGAAAATCACTCAGAAAGTGAGAAACCATGAGTGTACCCACGCCCGTCAATGGGTTGAGATGGCAGTTGCCACCGGTACAGTTATCTGGATCTTACTGTTGTGTTTTGACCTTTCCGCCTGGTGGCTGGTACTGGCCGGGCTGGCATTCTATCTCTGGTATGGTGTGGAGTGGCTGGTCATGGCGGTACGGTTGAAGGATGCCGGCAGGGCGTATAAGACGGTATCATTTGAGAGGGAGGCATATTCCAACGAGGATGATCCGAATTATATTGAGAACAGTAATTATTTTGCATGGGTGAAATATTTGTTTTAATTTTAAAATTTGCATTATGGACTTGAATAATATAGTTGGCTTTAAAGCTGTGGATAAAAACGGCAACGAACGACAGGTGACCGTCGATGAGATGACAGAATTAGTTTCCGCACGGATTGTTTCCGCTGCATCAGAAACTTCAACATTCGCTGCCGCTGCGGCAGCCGGAACAGATGAGTTTGAAGACCAGTTGCCGGTGTCCGATACCTTCTCTTGGCTCCGTACTTTGGATGGTTCCAAGAACCCAACTTTAACATCTTCTTCGGCTGCCGCGAAAGTCCTGGGAGAACTTTTACCTATTGTGAGCGAAAACAACAACGGACTTGCTTGGAAGGGCGGCTTTATTGAAAGGGCTAAAATAACATCCAGTATGTCTATTGACGATTATACTAATCCAGGAATGTACGGTTTAGATGGATGTCAAGATTCTCCATATAAATATGGTGGGCTAATAGTATTTAAAGCTAATGTCCTTGTTGTACAAATCGTTTATGAAATGCAAGGTTCAAACAGACCCAAATATAGGCAGAATTGGTTTAATCAAGGTTGGCAATCATGGTATTCTTTTTAACAAAGGAATAGCTGATTCATGCTTCTGGGAGGACTAATAGGAGTTACGACACCTACAAAAGATGGACTAATGCCAAAAAATCAAGTGTGCAGAAATATTGGAAAAAACGATAATTCGTACTGTTGTTTAAAATTTGAGATTAAGTCATTTGGTGAATGGGTTAATGGCTTTCTATATGTGGCTGACACTAATGGCGTCACTTCTACAATCGCTGTTTCTGCGACTATATGGAACACAACTAGAGTTTATTGCAAACTCATTAATGGAGGGAATGAATATATACAATCGATTTCTTACAAAAAAGAAGCAGACTCAATGTTGATATTCATTAAGATCAGTCAATATGCTAATATCTTATTTGCCCCGATGTCCAAATATTACGGTTCCTCTTTAGAAACAGTGTCATCAATTCCGAGTGACGCTATTAATGTTAATTTTTTAACATAAAACAAGTCGTAAGACCGACCTGGGAGAACTTTTGCCTGTAGCAAGTTCTGGGAAAAGCGGGTTGATGAGCGGTAATATTATGCGGAATAGATTGCAAAGCATTTCGTTTGGTAGTGGACGAGTCTATAAAATAGGCCATTTACAAGCAAACTACGTTGGGATAATATTCCGTGGTGCTGACATCATACGTGGCAAGATAATAGACTTTTGCATATTTAAGACATTATCCGGCGAAGTCAAAGCAGCGGGTACTAAAGAAAGTTGGATAAATCTCAAAGTTGACTCGAACAAATATGTGTACATAATGGTGCCAAACGCTAATATCTATTATGCGTCGATTGAATCGTACACTAATTATGTTCTTGATTCATCGATATCAGAGGTAGATTCATTTCCGTCTGATGCTGTTGACATTCCTTTTACATAAATTTCCACCATACTTTCGATCTGGGAGAACTAATAGGTACGGCCACAGCAGATAAGAATGGATTAATGAGTAAAATATTTGTAGTAACTGATATAACAAGAGGAAAAGGTCTGATTATTGACTATAAAGCTGATTCTAATGGTTTATATACTTCTTCTTCGTTAATAGAAATATATATCTATTCAGGAGCTAATACTGCATTTTATAGAGTGATGTCAATGCCTATAGGAGATAAAAATATAGAAATAAAATATATGGGAAAGAATTGGTGCGATTTTAAATATGCGGATAGTAAATTATATGTATTACCTAAGTCGGATGATTCTTCTATTTCGTATAAGGTATCATTAGTTAGAAGAACAAGACCGAATTTCTCAACAATAGACTTTTCTGATTTTTCCAATATTACAGGTGAAATAATTACACCTACACCTGATTAATCCACTTCTGGGAGAACTGATGAATAGTTTGAAGCTGTTCCCGTTTATGCCCAAAGGTATATTAAGTACAGACGAAGAGGTAAATAGTGCAACTGCAAGCGGAATGTATCATGTATTCGGACGAGACGGAATTAGTGTTGTTTCAAATTATTCCATAATGATAGTTTTTAACGATGGACAAGGATATGTCATTCAAATGACATTCCGTCTAGGTGAGGATATTGTTGGTTTCCGCCGTAATTATAATGGGAAATGGGGAGATTTTAGGTCTTTTGTATTGGCTTCTTAGAAACATGGATTACCTTTGCACCGCACATGGCGTTGTGCATATCAGGATCGGGTGGCACCGGCTTGTACCGGACCACCCGTTTTTTTATGTTAAAGATACGGTTTCCCAATTACTCCATTCATACCCGCTTTGGGAATAATAATAATTCCTTTTCATAGCAATTTGATCTGAATTGTAAATAAACTGCCACGTTTGGTCGTTATGTCGTCTTACTGATATATGGGCATAATTCATGAAGTAATCTTTTGGTCCATTCGTGCATTTATTATCTAATGAATATTCCGCATCAAGCCCTTTCAGCTCATTCAAGTCACCTGAATAAAATCCTGATTTAACAAACGACAATAATCCAAGATTTTTCATGAGTTCTCCCAGCTCTCGTTTCGAATAGATTTTATGTCAATATATAGATACCCAATCATACCATCTTCCATTATCTCTACCTGTCCTAAAATATGCATTTCCGTATAAGCCATTACCTAATAACTGTATTCTTTGTCCTGCTGAGAATACTATTAAGATTCCGTATTGAATATCTTTCCCATTTAGTACCCCTGTTGTAGGGGCACTAATTTCATAGATTCCTGATGTTAATACATTATTTAAGTCATCTGTTCCTGTTAATCTCCCTTTATTCATGAACGGGAACAGCTTCAAACTATTCATCAGTTCTCCCAGATCTAGAAATAAGATTTCATGTTGTCTAATTTGATTATGTTGTAGATTGTTGCTAAATTTAAAATAAAAATATGCTAGAGAAGATACGATACAGGTTGGTTTTCAACCGGCAAAAAAAGTTGAATAAGCAAGGCACAGCATTAGTTCAAATTGAAGCTTATCTCAATCAAAGGAAAATTTATTTAAAGACCAATGTTTACCTCAAGCCGGAATGTTGGAGCCGTGAGGGAGCGCAAGTGATTAACCATCCCCAGTCAAATGAGTTGAACGCAATGCTATATGAACATATATTAGAGCTGCAAGCCATAGAATTAGGATATTGGAAACGAGGGGTTGAAGTGACATTATCCCTTTTAAAGGAGGCAGTCAGAAAAGGAATACGCCCTTCCGTGTCATTTATCAAGTTTGCTAAAATAGTAATAGAGAGCTCGGACCGCAGACAAAGCACAAAAGATAATATGATGACTACTGTAACATTGTTGAGAGAATTTCGTACTATTATCGACTTTTCAGATCTGACTTATACCTTCCTAAAAGATTTTGAAAATTTTCTTCGAATTAGAGGATTGCAGGTGAATACCATTCATAAGCACATGCGTCAATTACGGACGCTTGTCAACGAAGCTATCAATCAGGGATATATTACACAAGAAGCATATCCTTTTAAAAAATACAAGTTGAAGAAAGAGAAAAAAGATCATCATTTTCTGTTACCGGATGAACTTAAGAAATTAGAGCGGTTAAAGATTGATGAAAAACATGACAGTCATCGGCATATACTTGATGCCTTTCTGTTTTGCTGTTATGTCGGTCTGCGGTTTTCAGATTTTTGCCATCTGGATTATAAGAATCTGGTGATGATTGATGGGCATGAATGGCTTTGTCTGAACAGTATGAAGACTGGGGTTAAACTGAATATTCCGCTTTATATTTTGTTCTCGGGCAAAGCTTTAAGAATTTTGCATAAGTATGACAATATTGAAAAATTGGCTGCGTTAGGTTGTAATTCAGAAACAAACCGGATACTTGTAAAACTGGCCGTTTCAGCAGGAATAGAGAAGAAGTTTACTTTTCATACTGCCCGGCATACTTGTGCCACCCTGCTGGTTCATCAAGGCGTTCCGATTACCACTGTTCAGCGTTTGTTGGGGCATACTTCTGTTACAACAACACAGATTTATTCCGAAATGATGGATGAAACAATGATTAAAGATTTGATACGAGCCAATAAGAAATATAGCCGTGGAGAACTTGAAATTCAGAAACAAAATCATGAAGAGTTCAGTTATAAAAAAAAAAAAATATA